TTATACCTATTGCTACATTCTTAACTGGCACACTGTCAGGTATTATGTTAGCGGGTGGCGATAAAGACGCACAGAAGCAAGCACTGGCAGCGGCTAACGCAGGATGGTCTAAGCCATCTAGCCCAGCACCAACAGGAGGATTCGGAAATGGCGCAACAGCATTTGGCCAACCAACAGCAGGAGGCTTCGGCAACTCCGGCGCAAGTTTTACACCAGCACCGAGTTGGGGAACAACTCCAATACCAGGCGGCGGTAATAGCAATACAGGATTTGGAGCGGCAGCGACTACACCATTTGGGGCTGCGGCAGTTGGTGCAGCCGGAGGATTTGCGGCAGCAACCTTAATGCCTGCTATGGCCAAACCGATGCCTAGCAGACCACCATTTGAAGAAAATTTTCCTGAATTAGATTGACCTTTTAGTCCTAGTGCTATATAATAGTACTATGGACTACTATCAAACATTAGGTGTAAGCGAAACCGCGAGCGAGGATGATATCAAAAAGGCCTATAAAAAGCTGGCCATGAAACATCATCCCGATCGTGGTGGCGACACACAAAAATTTCAATCAATCAGTCAAGCCTACGACACATTAAGCGATCCTAATAAAAGAGCGCAATATGACGCACAAAAGAATGGCAATCCATTTATTAATGTTCGATCAGGTGACTTTCAAAATATGCAAGATATCTTCGGGTTCTCATTCGGTGGAACTCCATTCGGGGATATGTTTGGGCGTCATCCTAACTTAAGAAGAAACAAAGATTTAACTATTCGTGTTACAATTAGTCTTAAGCAGGCGTACACTGGAACACAACTAGAAGCTAGATATCAAACTCCTGCAGGAAAAATTCAAACAGTAGCAATTGATATCCCGTCAGGCATTGAAGCGGGTCAAACTATTCGTTATCCTAATCTAGGTGACGATAGTATTCCTAATATGCCTAGAGGCAACTTAAACGTCTCTGTTATTATTCCTCCGGACAGCAGATACGAACGTATTGGAAATGATATTTACACTAACGTAACTATTAGTGCGTTGCAGGCAATGACAGGCTGTGTTAAAGATGCGGTTTGTATTGACGACGAAGTTTACAAATTAAATTTAAATCCCGGAATTAAACCTGGGTTAGAATTTCCTTTTATGGGCAAGGGTTTTAGGAATATTAATTCCGGAGAACGGGGAAATTTTATTATTCGAGTACATGTTGACATCCCAGCAGTAACTGATGCTACACTTAGAAAAGAGTTAGAATCGTTATTTTTAAAAATAAACAAATAATCAAAGGATTAAAATGGTAGAACCTAGTAATGACTTACAACTAGTCTTTGAAAAAGCAATCGATATTGCTAAAAAGTTACAACACGAATATTTAACTATCGAACATTTGCTATTTTCTATGCTATGTGACGAGAGTTTTTCTAACTGTGTACACGGATATGGGGCAGATCCAGATTACATTAAGAAAAATCTTGAACATTATCTTAAAAATAAATTAAATGATATTGTTACTACAGAAGAAAATGTTAAACCTAAAAAAACACAAACAGTAGAGCGTGTATTAAATCGTGCCTTTACACAGGTTCTATTTAAAGGACGACAAAAAATTGAAAATACCGATGTGTTTTTGAGTATTATTAGTGAAAAACGTAGTTGGGCTAATTTCTATATCCAGCAGGCTGACATTGATAAAGATAAATTTGAAGATTATTTAAGCAACGAAATTATTGAGGAAGAAGAATCTGTGGATACAAGTGGCGACAAAGCATTACGTGCGTACACTACTAATTTAAATGAAGCTGCTAAGAAAAATAAAATTGATCCAGTTGTTGGTCGTATCGACGAACTCGAAAATATTAGTCTAGTGTTAGGAAGACGATCAAAGAGCAATGTAATTTTAGTAGGTGATCCGGGTGTTGGCAAGACTGCTATTGCAGAAGGGCTTGCAATGAATATCATTAACGGAGCAGTTCCTGAATTCTTAAAAGACTACACAGTGTATAATCTTGATATTAGTGCTATGCTTGCCGGATCTAAATATCGTGGTGATTTTGAAGAACGATTTAAAGCTGTTCTAAAAGGTCTAAGCAAGAAAGGCAAGACTGTATTGTTTATTGACGAAGCACACATGATTAGTGGTGCCGGTGCAGGAGGACAACAAGGGAGTAACGACCTTGCTAACATGATGAAGCCTGCACTAAGCAAAGGCAATATTAAAGTTATTGCATCAACGACTTGGGAAGAGTATCGAAAGTACTTTGAAAAAGATCGTGCGCTCATGCGCAGGTTCCAACGTATTACTGTTGACGAGCCTAGTCCAGAAATGGCAGTGCAAATTCTTAAAGGCATTAAGAAATATTATGAACAACATCATAATGTTAAAATTAAAGATAGTGCATTAGAGTGTGCAGTTCGTCTAAGCGTTAAATATCAAACAGATAAAAAATTACCCGACAAAGCTATTGATTTAATTGATTGTGCTTGCTCACGTTTTAATTTAAAGATTGCCGACTCTCGTATAGTAGACGATGCATCTATTGAATTTGAATTAGCTAAGATGGTTAATATGCCTGCAGAACAGATTGCAGAACAAGAGTCATCTAACTTGGCTACATTAGAAGCAAACTTACAACAAGAAGTTTACGGACAAGATACTGCCATTACAGAAATTGTAGATAAAATTCTTGTAGCCAGGGCAGGATTAAAATCCGAAAACAAACCTATTGGTAGTTTTGTGTTTATGGGTCCAACCGGTACAGGTAAAACTGAAACTGCTAAAGCACTGGCTAAAAGTCTAGGTGTTTCTCTTGTACGTTTTGATATGAGTGAATATCAAGAGAAGCATAGCGTAAGTAAACTAATTGGTAGTCCTCCAGGATATGTTGGCTTTGAAGAAAATGCTGGCTTATTAATTACTAAGATTCAAGAATCACCTAACTGTGTATTATTGCTAGACGAAATTGAAAAATCACATCCTGATGTTTCAACTATTCTATTACAAATAATGGATAACGGATTTGTAACAGGCAGTAATGGAAAAGTTGCCGATTGTCGTAACATTATTCTTATTATTACTACTAATGCAGGAGCGCAGGCTGCGGAGAAGAACGCAATCGGCTTTGGAGCACAAGAACAAGAATACAGTAACAAAGATCTTAACAAGTTTTTTGCTCCAGAATTCCGCAATCGTCTTGACGGTGTTATTACTTTTGGTAAGTTAACTAAAGAAGTAATGATTAAAATTGTTGGTAAGTTTATGGTTGAAGTTAGAGATAAAGTTAAAGCTAAAGGCATTAAAATTAAAATTAGTGACGAAGCAATTGACTGGTTAATCGAACAAGGATTTGATAAAAAGATGGGTGCTCGTCCTTTACAACGAGTTATTGATAAAGAAATCAAACGCCCACTTGCTAAGATGATGCTGTTTGGAGAACTTAAAAACGGTGGGGCTTTATTAATTAATATTAAAGACGGTACTTTAATATTAACAAGTAAAGTAAAAAATCCAAAGGTAGTAAATGAAACTCCATCCAACAATATCATCTAAGTATACAACTAGACTCTTTTTCAAAAAATACAAGTATAAAATTGTAATTGTATCAAAAGGAGCTGGTTGGTTTAGAGGGAACGATCTTGAAAATGTAAAACAGCAGCTGTCAGATAATGGTAGTAAAATTAAATTTAGTATACCACTAACAGATACTGAAAAGACGTTTGTCTTAAAACTCTACACTACTTTAACTAAATGTATCGATTATGACCTTAGAATCGAACATCCGTTAATTAGCTTTTACAGCAATTCAGCTACTGATGTGGAAAAATTAGCTAAACTAGATCCCAACACAGTTAAGTATGTGTCTTTTCCAGAACACGGCTCTGAAGATAAACTAGATGCTCAAAAAGTTCTAGTTAAAAACTTAGACTACGGTTACAGAATTACAATGGGTCGAACACGTCAAGAGTTTACAAGTTTTGTAAAATGGTGCGAAGGTAAAAGTGAAAAAGTTAAATTACCAAAACGAGCATCAAAAGATCTTTGCAAACCCCATAGTTGGGGCGGGTACTATTTCTATGTAAGAGATGATAAAACACTAACTATGGTTAAGATGTTTTTAGGCGGACATATACAGCTTGTAGAGTCTGTAACTAAGGTATAAAAGCTAATAACTAAAATCCGTTTAACGATAAATATCGTATAGGGATTTTTTTATGAGTAAATTGCTTTTAGAATACATAGAACAAGCTGAACTAGACTTATCAAGCGACAACATCGAAGCGGGTGATGACTTCGTGTTAGAATTAGCAGAAGATACTGCTTTAGAAACGTATGTTATCGAAAGCTGGGATGATTGTATAATTCTTGCTGCCGATTCTATAGCGTTAGATCTATTAGAAAGTTTTGATTGCAAGTTTGGTATAGAAGAAGCAAAATATCAAGGACGCAATGTGCCGTTAGGGAAACGAATGGCCGGAGATGTTAAAAAGTCTAAGGTGTATGTCCGTAAACCTAATGGAAATATTGTTAAAGTAAATTTTGGCGATAAAAAATTAAGCATTAAAAAACACATCCCTGCAAGACGCAAAAGTTTTAGAGCACGACATAACTGTGCAAATCCCGGACCACGTTGGAAAGCGCGATATTGGTCTTGTAGGGCCTGGTAATAAATTATGAAAATATTTGAACTGTTTAATCAATCTGAAGATAAGTCTAAGATAGACTTTGACCTACAAGACGACCTAATATTCTTTATGAATAACGATCCCGATTTTTATCGTAAAGAATTCCATCCGTTTTTAACAAAATACAAACGTCACTGCGATGCAGGTAGACAAGTAAGTCCTAAGGCGTTTTTCCCGATAGTAAAAAAAGCCTACGAAGAATATCAAAATAAATTTCAAGTAGAGCAATTAGAAAATGATTTACCTGAAAGCATATTAAAAGAAATCTGTGAAGTACTTAACGGTCAGTGTATGCAAAACTATCAAGAAGAAAAGAAAAAAGAAAATGACGAGCATTAATCTATTCGAAGGCGGCAATATTTGGCCGGATACTAGCGATTACGAGCAAACACCTGAAATGGTTGATGCACTGATAAGTACGACCGAAGAATATCTAAAAGAGCTTGGCCTAGAATTGCATGTTATTGGCAGTAGTTATAACCCTAAGATCCCCGTTGAGCTTGCAGGTGAGATTATAGGATACATACAAGACAAAGTTTTTCATAGTGCAAATAAAAAATATAATGACGGTAATATGCCCGAAGGTGCTAGATTACGCCCTAAAAGATCCGGCGACTTAGATGTACAGACTGATCTAACTCAAGCTGCTGCATTTTTTAAAACATCTGATTCTAAAACTACAAAACAAGCATTAGATGACTTTTTAAAGGCCAAGGGACTAGAAACTAAAAAGGCCGGAGTAACTGTACATACAAGAATTCCGTTTCAAAAAAACTTTTATCAAGTTGATATTAAGGTTATACCTAAAGCAGATAAAGTAGCAGCCTTTCATAGACATGATATTCCACACGGTAGTCCTTATAAAGGTGTTAACAAACAAATGGTGTTAAACACACTAGCTACTATGAAGGGGCTTCTATGGAGTCCCGACGAAGGATTATACAGCCGTGATGCAGCAGGAAAGAAAGGTGAGTTCTTAACAGACGAGCCAGATGAGATTGCTAATTATCTACTAAACAAAAAAGATGCCAATGCGTTAGGAAGTGTTGAGAGTATTCTTAATGCAATCCCCAACGAAGCAGAACGTGCTGAAGTTTTAGCTAAAGCTAAAGCAAGTGCTAGTTGGCAAGCAGCTACACCGGATGTTGGTACCAACGAATGGTTTAGTAAAATGAGATCTAGACTAGAATGAGAGCACGTGAGTTTATTCTTAAAGAGGCTACGGCTCCTTCAATTGGTCGCAAGTACCAGCACATTGAAGACCTAGTGTTTACTAACGGCAGCACAGGCGGGCTACATGCTGTAGAACGTATGCAGTCAATGACCACACAAGGTGGAACTATAGAATTAAAATGGGACGGTAGTCCTGTAGTATATTGGGGCAAGCAAGACGGTGTGTTTTACATGATTCCAAAAAATGCTTGGGAATATTTAAAACGTGGTAAGAATCAATTAGATAGCGGAGTTAGCACAGCACCTACTAGTCCCGACGAGGTCAGTGCGTTTTTATTAGGAACAGGTAAAGCTGATCCAGCTCAAGAAGCACAACGTAAGCAATACGCTAAACAATTATCTAGTCTTTGGCCCTACCTTGAGCAAGCTAGTCCAGAACAAGGGTTTGTCGAAGGTGGAATATTATTTTATCCTGGATCTAAGCCCAATGGAGAAACTGCTAAAGCAGTTTTAAACAAACAAACTGGTGAGTATGACTTTACTCCTAATATAACTACATTCCATATAGGTAAAGATAGCAACTTAGGTCAACGAATTAAAACTGCTAAGGTCATGGTTGCCGTTACAGGATTCTACGATGCGTTAGGTAGTGGCGAAGAAGGTCGATTTCCTGATGCAGAATCACTAAGCACTAATGATGTTATTGTGCAAGGTACAACATATGTTGAAGATGCTCCCGGATTAGAAGCAACTGACCTAAGTAATGTAGAATCGTACATTAGTACTAATGCACAATTAATTGATAACTTCCTTGCACCAAAGGCAGGATTAAGTAAACCTGGCGATATACTTTATAAATTCTATAATCAAAATTTACGTATACCCGGTATTAAACAGAAGTTTGTTGATTGGGTCAAAACTAATGTGAGTCAAGGGCAAAGTCAAAAAATTCTAGCAGACCAAGCCGGATTAGACGCTGTGCTAAATGCTGTAGAACAATTAACTAATGCTAAACTTGAAATGATTCAAGGACTAAGTGCCGGAACACACAGCGGTATTAGACAAACAAAACCAGAAGGATATGTTCAAGCACATCCAGGTGAAAAATTTAAGAATGATTTGCCAGGACAGTTTGTCAAGTCTATTGACCAGGGCAACTGGGCACCAAGGAAAGATTAATATGTTATTACGTCAACTGTTTGAAGCAATAGATAGAACCGGCGAGGGCAACACCGCAGTAGTTGGGTGGGGTCGAGGCATGGGACACAAAGGACATATGATGTTGGCCAGTAGTGTGATCACACACGCAGAAAAAATAGGCGGAGATCCTTACTTTGTTGTCAGCAGAACATATGGTCCGGACGATCCTCTACAACCTGAAGAAAAATTAGCAATTTATCGCAAAGTGTTTCCAGATAACGGGCACATCTTTCAAACAGCCACAGATGAATTACCGGACTTGACTCGCGTATTAACTAACTTAAACGGCCAGGGTTATAAAAATGCTGTAGTAGTTGTTGGTGCAGATCAAAAGGCGGCCTTTCAATATTTGAATGCCTACAATGGTAAACCTAATAAGAAAGGCGAGATTCCGTTTAACTTTGATAGTTTAAATGTTATTAGTCGTCAAGAAACTGACGATCCTAGTCGAGGCGAAGAAGGACCACGTGCTACTCCAATGAGAGCTGTGTTAACAGATCCCGGCAAGAGTGATGAAGAACAATTTGCAGTGTGGCGTGATGCAATGAGTCCAGAACTCAGTGATGATGAAGTCATGGACTTAATGCAAAAGGCCAAGGCACGTATGGGTCAAATGTCTGCAGAAAAACCTGCTAAGAAAACTAAAAAGGCTGTAGCTGAGATTTCATTAGGTGAAGGTCCATCATTACCTAGCACATTAAAAAGCATTACTACCAATGGCGAGCCTATAACACAGTTATACGGCAAACTAAAAGCCATGGCAAAACGTTGGGTGGAAAACAACGGTTCGTTAAAAGGCTTCCATCGTAATGCTGCCGGACAAAGTGCTCAATGGTTTCATAACTTCTACTTTGATAAACTACAAGCTGACTTATATGCACTGGCTAAACAAGCACCAAGATATGCTGTGCCATTGATCGACTATTTAAAAGATGCCAGCGAAGATCGTGAGAGTCGTATTACATTTACAGAGATCAGCAGATCATTGCCTCCTATATTATTCAAGATAGGCAAACAGATGGGCGATCATAGTCTAACACAGTTTGCCTACAGTTGGAACTCTCGTAGAGAAGAATACGAATCTTATCTTGCCAAGTTAGAAGCTGAAGCTGATATGGGCGATGAGTATGATGAACCCGCAGTTAAACCTGAGAAAAGCAAAGTTCCCGGACAGCAAAATGCACAAGCTGAACAGATTGTCAATGACATACTTGCTAAACTTCCAAAAAAAGTAGCAGGCGATATTCGCAATGCCATTGCCCGTGCTCCTAACAAGCTACAGGCACTACAGCAAGAGTTATCTAAACGTAAGATTCAAGGTGTGGCGGAAAACAAGTTAGGAAATGTATTACCTTGGCCAGAAGTTGTTAACAAAGTTAACAGCGCAATGAAGGCCACAGGATGGAAAGGCAAGCGTATGAGCGATGATGCATTTATGTTTACTACTAGAGGTGCAGAAGTTGAGGATCAGTGGTACATTGCTATTATTGATAATGCCGGAGATGGATTCTTTACATACGCATTAGGCACAGTAGAAGAAGGTGATCCACACATTGATGATGCGTTTAAAGGACGACTACCTAATACAGAAGCTAGTGTAAGCGAACTAATGAATGAGATTCGTGATGGATTTGGATTAAATGAAAGTTTGGCGGATAGCCTAAATGAGTTGTCCAATGATTTGCTAAGTCGCTATAAGAAAGCAGCTGGGGCAGATGCCAGTACAGCAGATAAACAAGGTAACTTTGAAAAAGGTAATAAACGTTTCAAAGGTATTAATAAAGCCACAATGAAACAGTTTGATAACGATACTAAAAAATCAGCAACTGAAGATGCTGCAGGTGTAGGTATTATTACTAAACAAAATACAACTCAAGATGTGAATAAAAGTACTCCTAGAAAAAATCTAAGAGCTTTTAGACTAGTAAAATGAATTTAGACGAATTACGTAAGCTAGCAGGCATTAACGAATACAAAGGCTTACAACCTTACGGTGGTAGTAACATAAGTGTCACTGGCAACGAAAAAGGCGAAATTATGAAGCGTGATAACATTAAACCGGGAACAGATGACTGGTTTAAGTTATGGTTTAGTTTACCTAAGCTAACTGGTGAGAAGTATCTTCCTTCTGCTAGTAACCCTAGGTTTAGAGGAAGAAAGAAGTAATACTTTCCAAATAAATATAGTAATATAAAGGACATTTGTATGAGCTTTGAGTTTGATTTTACACAAGAAAAAGTAACACACTTACTACACAAGAACAAAGAACCAGCATTTTGGTTCAACGCAATGAATACATACTTGCCAAAGTTTGGTATTACCACTGCGGCTCGTGTTGCAGGATTTATAGCACAGGGACAGCATGAAAGTGCAGACTTTACTATTTTACAAGAAAATCTAAACTACAGTGCTAAAGGCCTACGTGGTGTATTTGGAAAGTATTTCCCAGATGATGCTATTGCAAATCAATATGCTAAAAAAGCAGAGATGATTGCTAATCGTGTCTATGGAGGACGTATGGGCAACGGCGCTGAAGCTAGTGGTGATGGATACAAGTTCCGTGGTCGTGGCATACTACAGTTAACAGGTCGTGCTAACTATACACAGTGTAGCCGTGATCTATTTGGTGATGACACACTAGCCAACGACCCAGACCTAGTACGTACACCAGAGTATGCTATTATCACTGCCTGCTGGTTCTGGTATAAGAATCAACTAAATGCTATTTGCGACACTGGTGATATTGTATTACTAAGTAAGCGTATCAATGGTGGAACCATTGGTCTAGAAGATCGTATCAAACACTGGAACGATGCACTAGACGTGTTTGAAGGCTAAAATGCTACTACGTGAACTAACACAACCAACCGCATCTACTGTAGATGAGGCTAAGAAGCGCAGGCGTAAGGCTCGTCGTACTTCGGGTATGCCAGCAGCCTACGGTCCAGGACCTTACGGATGGTACGGCTTTGATGCAGGCTACAGCGGCGAAGGTGGTGGTGACGGTGGTGGTGAAAGCATTGAAAATGAAAACTTTGCTGATGGAAAGAATCCACAGGACAAAGGTGATGCCAAGCGTCATGGTGTCAATACCAAAGGCAGTGTAAGTAGTCTACGTAAGGTTGCCAAACAAGGTGGACGCAAAGGACAGTTAGCACACTGGATGGCCAATATGAAGGCTGGCAGACAAAAAGCCAACGAAAGCGCAGAAGATAAATTTAGCTTTCAAATCTTTAAAGACTTTTTTCCTATTGCTATGAAAGTGTTAGATATTGATAAGTTACCAAAGATTAATCTTGTAATGCAAGTAGATGATACAGATCAACCAACTTTTGGACGATTTGATCATGGTAACTTAATTATAGACTTAGGTATGGCTAACCGTCATCCTATAGATATACTAAGAACACTAGCACATGAACTAGTACATTTTAAACAATACTTAAATGACGAGTTAGGAACTGAGAGCGGCGAAACAGGTAGTCCCGAAGAAAATGAAGCACACGAGCTAGCCGGTGTTATTATGCGTCATTTTAATAAACAACATAGGCATTATTTTAAAAGTAAGCCGTTAACCTTATGAAAATATACGACATAATTAAAGAAACAGCAACAGCAGGTGCAACTAGTGCCGGAAACATTGCTTCAGTAGATAGTCCGCACCATAGTCCCGGGCCTTCTAGAGGTAAGAAGTCATATATAGGTAGTCCGGGAAAATCAGGAACAAAAGCTCCCTCGCAGCCGAAACCTAAATCACAAAAACCCACCGATAACGCACTAGATATAAAAGGTACTAGTATATTCGGCGGCCCGGCGATTAAACGATAAATACAACGATATTGGAGAATTCTCAAAATGCAAGACAACTTTCATCAACCCGTAGATCACGAAGCAAAAATGGCTCGTGCCGATCTATTTAAATGCGCTCAGTACAGCTTTAAGCTATTCAAAATGATCGGAGAAGATCAACAATTAGAGGGCTGGGTACAGGCTAAAATTACCAAGGCTGCTGACTACATTGCGTCTGTGTATCACTACATGGAATACGAAATGAAGATTAGCGAGTACGGTGATGCTATCGAAAATGCAGACATGTATTCAGAAAGTATTCGTCGCGTATTTGAACAGAAGCTAACAGAAGCTAAGAAGCAGGCTGTTAAAGCTAAAGATGACATGAAGAAGAAAGAGAAAGCACTAGACGAGGAACGCAGCTCAACTGGTGGTGAGATTGATCGTTCTAAGAAAGGTGTTACTAAGCATAAAGAAAATCCAAACAGATTCAGTGATGAAGAGCATACTGAGCCTAAGTCACAAGCAAAGTCAAAGTCTGCTGCTGAGAAAGCAGGTGACAAAGCACACGACAAAGCACAAGAGAAAGATTCTAAAGCATGGGGCAAAGCTAATCCAGGCAAGCAGACTATCATGAAGGGTGGAGTTAAGTCTACTAACGAAACTGCTGTTCCTATGAATCCTGATGGTGCTACTGCTCCTCCAAAGAAGAATCCTAAAACAGGACGTTATCCAGTAATCACTTCTGGTCCTAATAAAGGTAAAGAGTGGAGTGCTGCTGCACCCGGTCCTACAAATCCTGCAATGAAGGAAGGCGCAAAACCAGATTTTTTAGATGTTAACAAAAACGGCAACAAAACAGAGCCAATGAAAAAAGCCCTTGCTGATAAAAAAGCAGGTCCTAAGAAAGGTGTAAATCCTTTTGCCAAAGTAAAAGAGGCTGCGGCAAAATGCAATCACACTGCTAAAGGTAAGTCATGCCCAGTACACGGCTTAAAAGAATGTGGTAGTATGTATGAAGGTGATAAGTTTGATCCACTAAAGCATGTTGAAAAGAAGTCGCAAACTCCTCCTATTAAACAAGCAGCTAAAGATGTTGATCGTAAAAACTACGGTGCCCGTACTGCATTAATGAAAGCAGGCGGTGTTAAAGACACTCGCGGTCCACGTGGTGTAACACAAGGTTAAATCATGGATATGAAGAAAATACTCCAAGCAATGGATGGCGCAAAGGCCAACGCTGAAGTAAATTCTTCAGGCATGAAAAAGTTCCTCCAAGTTGTTAAAGAAGCAGAGTTAAATCAAAAACCAACGCCTGTTACAAAACCTGCAACAAGTACGCCAATTACACCGCCATCCAGCAATTTGACAGCAGACGAAATGGTCGCTGTATTATCTGGGCAAAAAACTCAAGCACAAATCATGGCGGATCGTGAAGCTAAAAAAGCAAATACCAGAGTTAAAGAAGAACTAGTTGATAGTAACGGCAATCCTGTTTCGTCAGGCAGTGGCCAACCCGTACAAACTAGTCAACCAGCCGTTGCACCTGCAGCGCCAGCACAACCGCAAGTTGATCCAGCAAACTATAAAGTACCAAGCGTTGAATTCTTAAAAAAGAATTACAAACATCCGGCTGATGTTATTGACGGTGGCACACGTTCGGAAACAGATCCTAGTAGAATTGGGGCTTGGAACGGCACCAGTGACTTTGCTGATTTAATGATGGGATTAAATGCTTCTTATTATCGAGCAAGACAAGCAGATCCTAATTATAAGCAACCTGCATTTGTTAAAGATGATTGGGAATTAGTTCAACGTATGTTAGGAACTCCAGAAGGTAAAGAATATGCTATTGCTAACTGGATTGGGTTAAGCAATATCAACGATAAGTCACCGGACGCAGAATTTAATCGTGCTCAACATAAAGAATTTGAAAAACAAGCTAATGCTAAATTTATGCAACAACCCGATGGGGTAGTGACTCCTGGCTGGAAATATGATCAAAAACTAGGAACGACTCCGGCACAAGCAGAATTACAAAAACAAAAAGCTGCTCCAGTTAAAGAAAACACCGGCATGAGCAGATTACTGTCTATTGTAACAGAAGGTAGAGGGCCTTTAAATCGTCCTACTACAGCAGAGTCATTAACAATGCAACACTACGCAGATCCTGCTAAGAAAACAATCACTAATCCAGTATTAAATGTAGCAGAAGGTGCAAAGCCTAGCATGATTGGCAAGTATTTCAAAGCGGTTGAACAAGAATTAAAAGAAGCTGCTGCTCGTCCTAACGAACGAGCTACTCGATTAGCTAAACGTGTTATTGAACGAGTTACTATGAGTCCAGGACTAAGTTCTCCAACGCCAGCAGAACCTACTCCAGCACCTAGTAATTTAAAACCAGATGGCGCAACTGTAGGATACGGTGGCTCAACTTATAACGTAATGGTATTTGGCGACGGTGTTAGACCAAGGATTGGTCGTAGTGATAAAGTTGTTAATGCTAAGGCATATGTAGTCGGTGATAAGATGTATGTGCTATTAGATACGCCAGCTCAAGAAGGTATAGAAGAAGGTGTAGCAGGTCCTAAGGACTGTTGGCCTGGCCACAGAAAAGTAGGCACACAGCCAGGTACTGGTAAGAATGCAGGCAAGCGTGTAAACGACTGCGAAAAGATTAAGAAAGAAGCAGTTAAAGAAGACACTAAACGTTGTATGCAGTGTGGTATGACTAATTGCTCATGTGCTCCAGGTAAATGCAAGTGCAAGCCTATTGCAGGTTGGGTTCCTAACAAAGGTTTTAAGAAAGCAGTAGACGAAGCTTCTAATGCGGCACAACAGGCAGCGATAGCTATTGCAAAAAAGAAAGCAGGTAAGAAATAATGGATGAACTCAAAAAAGCAATAAAGATTGCATTTGCTAGTGAATATGCATTTGCTGTTAAAGCACAGAACTTTCATTGGAATGTGGAAGGTCCATTGTTCCCACAACTACACATGTTGTTTGGTACAGTATATGAAGAAGTATATGCTAGCATTGATGACTTTGCAGAAAACATTCGAAAGTTAGGATCATACACACCTGCTAGCTTTCAACGCTTTTCAATGCTAACACAAGTTGAAGATGAATTAAACATGCTTGAAGATAGAGCTATGATTGCTGAATTACTTCAAGATAGCGATAAAATGGTCAAACTGTTAAAGATGGTTTTTGATCTATCTGAACAAGCAGGCGAACACGGATTAAGTGACTTTATAGCAGCTCGAATGGATGCACATCGCAAACATAGCTGGCAGCTAAGGGCTACATTAAAATAAAAGAACACACTACCTTAGGACCTTTGCGTTTTTAAGTGTGGTCCGGCTGCTGGGCGTAGAAAGCGATTCGCTACCGTAGACTACAAAGTGAGCATAAATATATTATAGATTATTTGGGGAACAAAATGGACTTAAGAGCATTAATGCAGAAGTTAGAAATTATTAATAATAAGCAATATCTAACAGAATCTGAAGAAAAAGAACAAACTGACAAAAAGGAATGCCCACCAATGTCACATATTAAAAAAATGTGCCAGGATGGAAAGTCTGTAGCAGAAATCTGCAAAATGCATCCCGATTGTGACCAGAAAGAATTAAAACAAATGGTAGCTGATTGTAAGGAAACATTAGACAACGGTAAAAAGAAAACCAATGAAGGCATTGTTTTTAAGAGTTCTATTGCCCAAAGTCTTGCTGAAGAATTTGGTTATAGTTTAGACGAGCGTGTTATGCCTGGAGATGATCCAAATATTAATCGCTTAACTGGAAAACCTAAAACACCAGCACCAAATGACCCTAGTGGTGCAGAAGCGCAAGCGCAAGCGGCAGGAAAACGTATGGCTGATGCAGCACTAGCAGCACCGGCAAACACAGTACAAGGTGGCTGGACTGACGGTAGTGGTAACCCAGTTAGAACAAGTGACGGACAACAGGTTGCATCGGGTTCAACCCCAGCGGCACAGAAAGTTGCACCTGATCAAGCAGACAGGGATGATGCCCAACAGGGTGCTGATGCGCGAGCAATGGCTGCAGGAGGCAACTCAACAAGTGCTGCCACTGGAGTAGGTAATCCAGGAGAAGAAGCGGCGGCGGCTCAGGCTGCGGCGGATAAGGCGGCAGCTATTGGTGCTGGACAAGATGGTGAGATGGCAGACATGGGCGCGGCGATGACTGCAAATGCTGCACAAGCTGATGCTATTAAATCTGGTGCGCAAGACGATGTAACTGGCGTTGATAAGGCTGTGGCAGCTAATGCTGCGGCTCCAGCTACTGCTCCAGCTACTACAGCTACTCCTACTGCTTATAAAGGCAACGCAGGTGCTCAAGATATTCAAAAGTTAAATCCAGCTATTAAAGACGTCAACAAAATACAAGTTGGTCAAAAGATTAAATTACCTAACGGTACTGAGTATACAGTAAAGCCAGGTGACACACTAGACAAAATTGCCAAAGGCGGAACATCAGCACCTGCTGCTAAGCCAGCGGCGGCGCCTGCTGCTAAGCCAGCGGCGGCGCCTGCTCCAGGACGTAAAGATCTTGACATAACAACAATAGCTAAGCCAGCCGCCACAGCAGCACCTGCGGCTGCACAATCAGCGCCTGCAAAAACATTTGCACAAGATACTGCTGCAAGAAAATCAGCAACACCAGGATTACCAGCAGCACCTACACGTGGTGGCCCTATGGCTCCTCCAGCAACAGCGGCTGCACCTACTAGGGTACCTACAGCGGCACCAAAGTTACCAGCCGCTGGCACTACGTCAACCCAATCTAATCAATCTGTACAAGGTACAATGAAAATGGGCAAGCCAGATGGTCCTATTACATTCAACGGTAAACAAGTACAGCCAGGTGCTCCAGAATATGCAGCAGCTTCGGCGGCATTAATCCAAGCTCAAGGTGGTGCACGAAATTTTAGAAGTCGAAACGATCAAAACGTAGAGAAAAACTTAGCAGCAAGTGGTGCACCAGTATCAGCAGGTGCTCCTAATGTTGATAAAAGCGCCTATGAAGAATCTTTAAGTAGAATGTTATCTATTGCCGGCTTAAGATAATAAAGCAATACGCTCAAAAATAGCAGCATTGGCTGCTATTTTTTTGACTTCTCTTGACCTTAATCACTAATTACTATATACTAACACTTTACTAGGAGATGCTATGAGCACAAGAATGTACGGACCTGAAGAAAAAGCCAAACTTGAAAGATTAATCAACGAAGGCTCGACTGTTCTTCGAGAGATCGAGGACTTAAAAGAAGGGCTCAGAGAAACGGTTAAAGCAGTAGCAGAAGAATTAGAAATTAAACCAAGTGTTATCAACAAGGCAATTACCATTGCACATAAAGACAATTGGAAAGAACATGAATCCGCTTGGGAAGATGTTGAAATGATTTTGGGTGTAACTGGACGCTTGCCGCAAGATTAATGGATTTCTTAAAAGGCATCTACAATTGGGCAAGGACAGACTATCAAGAATGGCCTACTCGATTTACACTGGAAATTACAGCATGGTTTATGAGTTTAGGTTGCGCACTAGTGTTAGCAGCCGGAGCAACTGATCCACTGTTTTTCTATCTCTATCCAGTCTTTATTGCACAGTGTGCTATATTTGGATGGGCTGCTTGGACTCGTAAAAGTACAGGCATGGTAGCTAACTATATTCTATTAGTCACTATTGATCTAATAGGCTATGTTAGACTGTTAAATATGTAATAGAAGGTCGGCGGGCCATAAACCGCACAGTAGGTATTTGCAAGCCTCAATTTGCATAGGAGAAAATTTAATTGTACGTAGACGCATATTTTCAGCGAGATGCTGACATCATCAAAGTTGTCGAACGTTCTAATGAAGGCAAAAGAGTCTTTAAAGAATTTCCAGTTCGATACACTTTTTATTATCCCGATCCAAGAGGCAAATACCAAAGTATTTACGGGGAACCTCTATCAAGAGTTATTGCAAAAAATTCAAAAGATTTCCGTAAGGAAATGGCTATTAACTCTAATAAAAAATTATACGAAGCAGATATTAATCCGATCTTTGTATGTCTAAGCGAAAACTATCTCAATCAGGATGCACCAAAGCTCAATGTAGCTTTCTGGGATATTGAGGTAGACTTTGATCCAGAACGTGGCTATGCTAGTCCAGAAGATGCATTTATGCCTATTACTGCAATCGCTGTCTACCTACAATGGCTAGAAACTATGGTCTGTCTTGCTGTGCCTCCAAAAGGCATGAGTATTAAACAAGCAGAAGAACTTGTTAAAGAATTTCCTAACACGCATATCTTTGACAACGAAGCAGACATGCTGGACACATTCTTAAACTTAATACAAGATGCAGACATCCTAAGCGGGTGGAACAGTGAGGGTTTTGATATGCCATATACTGTTAATCGTATTACTAAGGTCCTAAGCAAAGACGACACACGTAGACTCTGTTTGTGGGATCAATTTCCCAAGAAGCGTGAATACGAAAAGTATGGTAAAACAGCTACTACTTATGATCTACATGGTCGTGTACACTTAGACAGCCTTGAACTATATCGCAAGTACACATATGAAGAACGCCATACCTATCGATTAGATGCTATTGGAGAAATGGAGATTGGTGAGACCAAGACAGTCTACGAAGGCACACTCGATCAACTGTATAACAATGACTTTAAAAAGTTTATTGAATATAACAGACAAGACTGTGCATTGCTTGATAAACTAGATAAGAAACTAAAGTTTATTGATTTATCTAACAAACTAGCACATGAGTGTACAGTGTTGCTACAAACTACAATGGGTGCGGTAGCTGTTACAGAACAGGCTATTATTAACGAATGCCATCGTAGAGGATTTCAAGTTCCTAATAGAACTAAAATGGAAGAACGAGAAGGCAACGAAGGAGCCGCTGGTGCATATGTAGCCTATCCTAAAGAAGGTATTCAAGATTGGGTGGGGTCTCTAGATATTAACTCATTGTATCCTAGTGCGATTCGTGCGCTTAACATGGGTCCGGAAACTATCATTGGTCAGTTGCGGCAAACTAACACACAAGACTATATCGATAACTTAACTGCTAAAGGTAAAAGTTTTGCGGCAGCTTGGGAAGGAATGTTCGGTAGTGTAGAATATACCGCTGTAATGAACAAAGAGATCGGTACTGAAATTACCATTGACTGGGAAGATGGTAACGTCGATGTGCTAAGTGCTGCCGAAGTATATCAATTGGTCTTTGAGAGTAATCAACCATTTATTCTAAGTGCTAACGGTACTATCTTTACTTACGAAAAAGAAGGTATTATTCCCGGTTTGCTCAAGCGTTGGTATGCCGAACGTAAAGAGATGCAGGCCAAACTAAAGGAATGTATTAAAGCAGGAAATAAAGTTGAAGAAGAATACTGGGATAAACGACAGCTCGTTAAAAAGATTAATCTTAATAGTTTGTATGGTGCCATTCTTAACCCCGGTTGTCGCTTTTTTGATAAGCGTATTGGACAAAGTACTACATTAACTGGTCGTGCTATTGCTAAACACATGGCTGGCAAGGTTAATGAAATTATTACAGGAGATAATAACCATGTTGGAAAAGCTATTATCTACGGTGATACTGATAGTTGTTATTTTTCTGCTTATAAGACGCTTAAGAAAGATATTGACTCGGGATCGATTCCGTGGACCAAGGAAACCGTAATACAACTTTATGACCAAATTGCCGACGAAGTTAATAACACATTCCCGCAATTTATGCTTGACGCCTTTCATACGCCAAAGACACGCGGAGAAGTTATTAAAGCGGGTCGAGAGATTGTTGGCAGTAAAAGTTTGTTTATTACTAAGAAACGTTATGCTGTTCTTTACTATGATAAAGAAGGCAAACGTCTTGATGTAGAAGGTAAACCGGGTAAGATCAAGGCCATGGGCTTGGATCTGAAACGTAGTGATACGCCAGAATTTATTCAAAACTTCTTAAGTGATGTGTTGGAAAAAGTCTTGACTGGTTTTACTGAAGAACAAGTTTTGGATCATATTACTGAATTCCGTACTAACTTTAAAGCCCGTCCAGGTTGGGAGAAAGGTAGCCCTAAACGTGCTAACAATATCACTGCCTATCAAGGTAAAGAAGAAAAGAACGGCAAGACCAATATGCCAGGTCACGTTCGTGCCAGTATTAATTGGAATACACTCAAACGTATGTATGACGACAAATATTCTATGGGTATTACAGACGGAGCCAAAGTAATCGTTTGTAAACTTAAAGAGAATCCACTGGGGTTTACTAGTGTAGCTTATCCAGTGGACGAACTTAGACTGCCTCAGTGGTTTAAAGATTTACCATTTGATCACGAAGAAATGGAAGCTACAATCATTGATAACAAATTAGAAAACTTAATTGGGGTTCTAAATTGGGATATCAGATCAACCGAACAGACAAATACTTTCAATAAATTATTTGACTTCTAACCTAAAAACCTATATACTATACAACAAAGGAAACAATCATGCAAGATATTTTAAAAGACATCGTAGCGCATACACATCAACTAGGCTTTTTGCCGCTAGTTAAAGTCACAGGAGAAAAAGATTCTACTACAATTGAATCTATGGCTGAAGACCGCTCAGTTATTGTTACTGCTAAAACACATAAAGCAGTTGACGAGTTCGACGGCGTCTTTGGTATGCCCAACTTAGACAAGTTAGCATTACACTTAAAGAACCCAGAGTACAAAGAAGGTGCAAGCATTGAAGTTGTTAAACAACAACGCAACGGTGTTGAAATCCCAACTAGTTTGCATTTTCAAAATGCAACTGGGGACTTTGTTAATGACTATCGATTTATGAATAGTGAAATCATTAACGAAAAACTTAAGACAGTTAAGTTTAAGGGTGCTAACTGGGATATCGAATTCCAACCGGCTGTAGCAAGCATTGGAAGACTTAGACTACAGGCACAGGCACATACAGAAGAAACTGTGTTCCAGGTTAAAACAGACGACGGAGATCTAGTATTCTTCTTTGGTGATGCAAGCACACACGCAGGTAGCTTTACATTTCAATCTGGAATTAAAGGTAAACTGAAACAATCATGGTCTTGGCCTGTAAATCAAGTAATAGCTATTCTTGCACTTGACGGTGACAAGACTATGAAGATTGCCGATGCCGGTGCTATGATGATTACTGTAGACAGTGGGTTAGTTGAGTACAACTACATTCTTCCAGCACAGAGCAAGTAATGGATAAGAAAGTAATATGGCCTGTTTGGGCAGGCGCAGTACTAATCTCATGGTTATATTTGATCTTAACCGGACCTGGATTTGCATTGTATGACACACACTGGTTATATGCTGTAATGATGGTGTTCGGGTCAGCAATTGCTGGATTTACACCAGAAGGTGGCGGTGCTGTTGCTTTCCCGATATTAAGTCTGTATTTTAAAATCACTCCAATGGCTGCTAGAGATTTTAGTCTAGCAATACAAAGCATCGGTATGGTCTCGGCGGCTATTTGGATTTTGACTAGAAAAGGTCATAGTTTATCAACCTTCAAATGGGTTCCGTTTTATGCACTAATTAATTTTGCTGGATTTATTTTTATGTCTAGCATTTATCATCTAGTTGCATTTAAGACTGTACAGATGTTGTTTGTAAGTCTAGCTCTGTCTTTTATTGTAGCATATCTAGTAACACGGAATGATAGCAATCAAGATAGAATAGATATTGACAGTAAAGAACGACTACTTAGTTTTAGTTTTTGGTCATTTATCGGCGGATGTGCTAGTGCAATGTTTGGTACAGGATCAGATATGTTGATTTATATTGCACTTACCTGTTATTACGGAATGAAGGAAAAGATCAGCACTGATATTAGTATTGTTCTTATGGCAGTTGTTACTGTTTTCGGTATTGCTTACAGAGGCCTAGTCCTTGACGCTATTCAGCCAGAAGTATACTATATGTGGTTAGCGGCAATGCCTGTAGTGTTATTCTTTGCACCATTTGGTAATATTTTACTAGGGTGGGTTAAGAAAGAAACTATGCTGTGGACTGTCTTAGCTATGAATGCTGTAAATTATTTTTACTTTATGAGTAAAAATCTTCCACTGATTGTGCCAACAGTTGTAACGTTATCTACAATGTTAGTTATATTTGTAGGTAGCTTTTATCTTAAAAAGAAATTTAATGAATAAAAATTTAACAGCAACACAAAGCGATTACGCATACTTCTTGCCAGCAACATCTGGCTTTTATAGTACGTTTATCGGAAAACAAAGATACGGCAATTATGTAGATCCTGCACGTATACCACCAAGTTTAGCCAATGGTGTAGAAAGTCTCAATTATCTAAATCCAGATAAAGGTGCATTTTACTTTGATCATTGCCTATACTCTGCAGGACATGCTAACTTAGATCTCACTAAGCCAGATGAAACTGAGGACATGTTCCGTAATAGAGACCGCAGTACTAGTTGGGTATTAGGTGACTCGGGCGGATTCCAGATTGGTAAGGGTGTATGGGAAGGTGAGTGGCGTGATCCTACAGGCCCAGAAGTTGCTGCCATGTGGGCAGAAGTCAATGCCAAAGGTGTTGAGCTAGTTCCACAAGTACATCCTACAGGTCATCCTAAGACTGATAAGAATGGTAATCCTAAATATACTAAGATTGATCATCCTAAACTTTATCAAGCTCGTTTAGATGCCGCGCAGAAGAAACGTGAACAAGTATTAACTTGGATGGACACCTTGATGGACTACGGCATGGTGCTTGATATTCCAGCTTGGGTAGAACGTAGTCCTGCTGGACGTAAAGCTACTGGTATTGAGTCGTATCAACAGGCAGTAAATGCTACACGTTTTAATAACGAATACTTTATTAAACATCGTAATGGTAACTGCAAGTTCTTAAACGTTCTACAAGGTGAAACACACGATCAAGCAGATGATTGGTATCAACAGGTTAAAGACTTTTGTGATACTAAGGTCTACGGTGACAAAGCATTTAATGGTTGGGGCATGGGCGGACAGAACATGTGTGATATTCACCTTGTACTCAAACGCCTAGTAGCTCTACGCTTTGACGGATTACTGGAACAGGGTCAACATGATTGGATGCACTTCTTAGGTACCAGTAAACTCGAATGGGCTGTGCTACTAACAGACATTCAACGTGCTGTACGCAAGTATCACAATCCAGACTTTACTATATCGTTTGACTGTGCTAGTCCGTTCCTAGCTACTGCCAATGGTCAGATTTATATCAACACAGAAACTGAAGATCGCACTAAATGGGTCTATCGTATGCAAGCAAGTGCGGATGATAAGAAGTATGCTACTGACAGTCGCTTGTTTAAAGATGCAGTATTGCAGGATAAGATATTTGAGAAGTTCGAATCAAGTCCAATTATTGATCAAATGCAGATGAAAGAAATTTGTATCTATGCACCAGGCGACCTAAATAAGAATGGTAAGGAAGGCTCTACTAGTTGGGATTCATTTAGCTATGCACTAATGATGGGTCATAATGTTTGGATGCACCTTAATGCTGTACAAGAAGCCAATCGACAATATGATTTGGGCAAATTGCCTGCCATGTTAGTTGACGAACGCTTTGATAGAGTGTATTATAAGGACATAGTCGATGCAATCTTTGCTTGTGATAACAGAGACGATGCTAATGCAATCGTTGAGTATTACAGTAAGTTTTGGATGACTATTATCGGCACACGTGGTGCAACTGGCAAGAAGACTGTCAATGCACATACTAAGGCTGAAGAATTTGGTATTCCTACTGCGGATTTTTCCGATTTAAGAATAGCTAAACCACAAGAACCCGTTGTTACAACTTTTGATAGTTTATTTGAATGACATTACCCGACGAAAGATATCGTGCTGTAGTACAGACTCAAAAGTTTTTACTTGAGATTCTGTCTACGCCTCGCGTTCCTAAAGCAATTAAAGATAGTGCTAGATATTGTTTGCGTCATTATCCTAGTGAATGGGATATGAAAGCGGCAAGTGAATTGGCTCCACATGTATTTCAAGAACGTATGGAAGATGTAACTCGAATGTTTAAACTTTACGAAGAAAAGAAAAATGAAGCGTGATTACGGAACTGGTATTAAAGATGATGTAACATTTTTTACTGGAGTAGAAATTGAACATACTCCTGCGTTTGGTATGCGCACATTATTTGTAACTGGTATACAACCTATTACAGAAATTCAAGACTGGTTAGATGACTTTAATTCCTTCGAAAACTCTACTAAACATATTGAGCATATCTTCTTTGGTGCTAATCACAGTTTTAATCCAAAACATAACGACCCGGACGATTGGGGACGTTGGGAAGGTATGATTGAATACTTTCTACAAAAAGGATTACTCTGCAGTCTTGACATTCCGTTAAGTGCAGTAGAAGAATTCCATGATGGCGGGTTAAACGAACACTTGAACTTTATTCCACAAATAAGAGTGCCAATTCCTTACATTAAATTGTGGAATTATAATACAATGCTTAAAATAGACGACAAAGATTTTAAGGCAACTAATCCCGGTGTATGGTCCCACAGTCTACATACACTAATGGATCGCAGTAAGTTTACAGACTGGAATCAATACAAAAACGATGAGATTGTAAAATGACAGAAATTATTGTAAAAGACACTGAAGCATTTCAACTTCGTGTTAAGAAATGGAATTGTTTATCTCCGCAAGATTTATTTGCAGTACACTTTATTCAATCAACTAAAGATAAAAACGGTAACATTGATCAAGAATCAACTTACGAGTTTTTTATGAATCAAGCCGATCTTGATATAATGTCAAAGGCGATTGTAAAATGATTATTAGACAAGACCATCGTCCAAATAAAATGATTTGGGTTACCTTTAACAAAGAAGGTATGCACAAATATCCAGCCGCACTTACAGATCCAGCACTTGCTACAGGTGACGAGTATGATGTAAGTTTCCTGGGCTATCCGCATCGTCACATCTTCCACTTTAAAGTTTGGATTGGTGTTACACACGATGATCGTGATATTGAGTTTATTCAGTTCAAACGATGGTTGCTAAATCTTTATAAAGATGCTACACTAAGTTTAGACTTTAAGAGTTGTGAGATGATGTCAGGCGATTTGTTTGACGCTATCTCTACAAAGTATCCAGGCCGTGAGGTTTGGATTGAGGTCTCCGAAGACGGAGAAAATGGTTCATTTATTAAATATTAAGGAAAGCTATAATGGCTAAGAACTATCGCGATGTTAACTATTGGGAAGCTAAACCCGAGATTGTTAAAATCTTTGATGATTTGGAAAAGTTTAAAGACTTCTGTCGCTTTGAACTGTGTGATTTTAATGAGGCTAATCTCTACAATAGAGACAACCAGATTTGGAACAACTATTATTATAGTACACGCCCACGTAAGCCACGAGGCGAATATAATCGCAGTGGTGGCAGCAACAATAACTATCGTCAACGCAATGACAATTTTTCTCGTTGATCTAGAATCAGTTGAGACAAGGTACACGGGTCAATGGAAGACTCATGTACCTGCACTTTTACGAAAGGCAGGACACAATGTCAACATTATATCGGGCCCTAGCGATATTCCTAGCGCCACTACTCCTGGTGCATTTCTCAATTTTGGGGGCACTAATATCTATAAGGCAAGCCAAGTTGAACAGCTTGGAAGACTTTTTTGTGCAGGATCCGTCAAGACTGGCGATCATTTTTTGTTTACTGACGCTTGGCATCCAGGCATCATTAACCTAAAGTACATGAGTGAGCTACTAGGTATTCCTGTAGTCACTCACGGTTTATGGCATGCTGGTAGTTATGATCCTCAAGACTTCCTAGGTCGCTTAGTTGGCAACAAGCCTTGGGTTAGACATGCTGAGAAGAGTTTCTACCACGCTTTTGACCATAATTACTTTGCTACAGATTTTCATATTGAGTTGTTTATGCGTAACCTGCTTAACGACGGTATGGTTGCAGAAAATCCATGGTTTGAAGATGATCTACGGGAAGCTCTTGAAGGAAGATTTTCCAAAATAGTTCGAACCGGTTGGCCTATGGGGTATATGGATACTACGTTAACAGCATACAAAAATATGCCTAAACGTGATCTTATATTATTCCCGCATCGTATTGCTCCAGAGAAGCAGGTTGAAATCTTTAGAGATTTAAAACACTGGTTACCTCAATACGAGTTTGTTGTGTGTCAGGATCAACAACTAACAAAAAATGAATACCATAATTTATTAGGCGAAGCTAAACTAGTGTTTAGTGCTAACCTACAAGAAACACTTGGCATTAGTTGTTACGAAGGTGCTATAGTAGATGCTATACCTATGGTTCCGGATAGACTAAGCTACAGTGAGATGTATGTTGATACATTCAAATATCCTAGCAAGTGGACTGAGGACTATGATACTTACACCGCTTATCGGCCCGATTTGTGTCGTGCTATTATATCACATATGGACAATTACAAAACTAGATTGCCTATGCTGAAAAAACAAACGGAGGCTCTACATGAGCAATTCTTCTCAGCAACAGACCTCGTTAGACGATTTACTTAAAAATCTAACTATAGATTTGTCAGATGCTACTACAACTAGTAGTATGAGTGACTATTCTTATAGTTATAACTCTAATACAATATCAACTATAACAATGTGTCCTCCTATTAGTAGTACTACCTATACTAGTGGTATTGACACTATAACAATCGATAGTAGCTCATTTACTTTTAATCTGCCAAAGGAATGGGTTGATTGTTTTCCAGACTGGGATAGAGTAGAAGATATGTGTAAAAAGTACCCAGGTTTAGAAATAGCATTTAGAAATTTTCAAACTGTTTATCAATTAGTAAAGGATGATTATGATAATCCAGTTCCTAAAAAATAAATTCTTTAATTTGTTAGAACGCAATGATCGTAAAAGAATTATTATGGACCGTGTGGACAATGATCCATACCTCGAACGATACTACGTTTTCCTTAAGGACAGAACATGGTTTCCGTTTAATGTGTTTCTGCACAAGTTTCTTAAATCAGACCCCGATGATGTGCATGATCATCCATGGCCTTATGCTACTCTAATTTTAAAAGGTGGATACTATGAATGGACTCCTGTCTTTGACTCAGCAGGTAAACAGATCGCTGAAACGGTTACATGGAGAGGACCCGGCAGTTTTCGTGTATGTGGCGCTACTAGCTATCATCGTATTGAGCTTGACCCTAGCGTAGAATGTTGGACAATGTTTATGCCAGGCCCGCAAAAGCGTGAGTGGGGATTTCTTGTAAAAAATAAATGGATACCAAATGGTGACTACTTACAACAACGCAAAATCAGCACTTAACACGCTGGAACCGCTTTATACTACCAATACTATAACTACAGCAGGACAGTTTTTAACAACCGGGTCTAACGGTACCAGTTGGGTTAAATCAGCTGACAATGTTATGATTGTTCATAACAATCCACCAGAATTAGAAGTTAAAGGTCGAATGGTACTTAACGGACAAGACGTAGAAGAACGGTTAACCACAATTGAAAAGGTCTTGCGTATTCCTGAGAGAGATGTTAAACTAGAGAAGAAACATCCAAAGCTGAAAAAGCTCTATGATCAATATATAAATGAATTAGAAAAATATAGAACGTGGGATCGTATCAAAGGTGAAGAATGACAACTGATTTAGAAAAGGCATTAAATGAAAAACGAGCTCCGTGGACAGAAATTGAATTTAGAACAAAAGACTTTTGGATATTCAGAGATGCATATCCAGTTACCCAAGGGCATTTGCTTTTTGTGCCTACCCAAGAACAAAGTAACAATCTCTGGGAGTGCTACAAAGCAGCCTACAAATTCGGATTCGAAGGGGTTGAAGCAGAAAAATGGGATGGCTTTAACATCGGTCAAAATATCGGCGAGTCAGCTGGACAAACAGTAATGTATCCCCATGTACATATGATCCCACGTCGAAAAGGTGATATGGAAGATCCACGTGGCGGGGTTAGACACGTTATACCAGAAAAAGGTAATTATCGTAAATGATCACTTTAGAAAAGACTTGGTGGACTAATATTACTAATTCAGACCAGATTGTAAAAGTTGATTGGGGACACGGTATCAATGTTGCATACGGATGGAACGAGACATGCGCCAAAGTATTATCAGTATTTGGATTACCAGGTGAGAGATTTTACTACAGACCAAAAGAAGATTATATGATTTTTATTTTTAAATCAATAAAAGATGCAAAATTGTGTCGTATATTGTTAAGTGAGGTTATATGACTAAAATAGGTATTGTCGGATTAGGCTTTGTTGGGGAAGCTGTACTCAATGCATATGAAACTATGTTTACTGACGTAATAGTTGTAGACATTGATCCAAAAAAATCTACAGGTACTTATGCAGATTTACAAGACTGCGAAGCTGTGTTTGTCTGTGTACCCAGTCCATCAAAAGACTCCGGAGAGTGCGATACTAGTATACTAAACTCTGTATTGTATATGTTGCAGGATTATAAAAATGTAATCATCAGTAAGACCACTGCTACGCCGCAGTTCTACGAAAAGATGCAGGCAGTCTATCCTAATCTAGTACACATACCAGAGTTCCTAACTGCGGCTAGGGCTAATCAAGACTATCTCAAAGAAGCTAATGCTATCATAGGTGGTAAGATTGCTGCCTATAGAAATGAAGCAGAACGTATTATTAAACTAGTACAGCCCATAACAATGGTAGAGCATTGTTCAATAGGCGAAGCTGCCTTTGTCAAATATACAATCAACTCATATCTAGCCACTAAGGTGGTGTTTATGAATGAGATGAGCGAGCTAGCAGTAGCGCATGGATACCGGTGGGATACCATTAGAATGTATCTAGCAGAAGACAACCGTATTGGGTTGAGTCATATGCAAGTACCCGGTCCAGATGGATACTATGGATTTGGTGGTATGTGTTTTCCAAAAGACACTACCGCTTGGGTAAAGTATGCAGGCAAGCTAGGCATACAATTGAGCGTATTGAAGTCTGCAATTAAGAAAAATATCCTATTTAGGTTGCAAAAACCTAAATAATCTAGTACAATGTACAATAGTCATCCACGACAATAACTCGGAGAATAATAATTGACAAACAAATTTATATCAGATACTGCACTTAAACCCCCAGCAGAATTTAAACCAGATAATTTTGTACCTTTGAAACATGAGGTATATGTAAAAGCAGGCGAAGACATGTCTGACAAAGGTTATCAAGAAGCATATTTTGCAGATGTGATTCGTACTAAAATGAAACGTGACAATAAGCGTTTCTGGGCAGGTGATAACATCAGTGACTACTTGCACGAAGGCGATGTAGAAAAACTAATTGATGAAGCAACAGAAGCATTTGAAACAGTATTAGATCGATTACTTATTGATAGAGAAACAGATCCAAACTCAAAAGGCACAGCACGTAGACTGGCTAAAATGTATTTCAACGAAATAATGGCAGGAAGATATGAATCAGCACCAGACGCAACCGCATTTCCAAACGATAGCAAAGACCGATACGAAGGAATGCTTGTGGTACGTAGTGAGCTTCGCAGTATGTGCAGTCATCACCACCAACCTGTCAGTGGCGTTGCTTATATCGGGATTATTGCCGCTCAAAAGCTCATTGGCCTTAGCAAGTACACTCGTATTGCTCAGTGGTGTGCTCGTCGTGGTACGCTACAGGAAGAACTCTGCAATGACATTGCCCGTGAAATCAGTCGAGCAACCGACAGTGAAAACGTAGCTGTATACGTTCAAGCCACGCACGGTTGCTGTGAGAATCGCGGCATTATGGCACACTCTAGTCTAACGCAGACTACAGTATTGAAAGGTGCATTTAATACTGATCCGCATACAAAGAAAGAATTCTTTGACAATATCAAACTACAACAAGAGTTTGCACCACGATGAAATACATTACCAACAAGTT